CAACTCCAAGCATTACTTTTTATAGAGATAATGGAGCAGATAATACATGGGAATGGCGAAGAAGTGGTGCTTCTGGCACAATCGCTCCAGTTGCTCCTTATGGCAGTACAAGACAAATGCAGATGTATGTTAATGCAGGAGGTGCTTATGTTGTAAGTTTAGTTTGGGGGCATTGGGTTGCTTCTGCGGAGTTATAATTATGTATAAATTAGTTAAAAATTCAGAAACAAATGAATTATTCCCAGTTATTATTAGGTTATCTGATATGGCATCAATACCAATAAATGAAGCAAACACAGACTATCAAGAATACCTTGCATGGGTAGCAGAAGGTAACACACCAGAACCTGCGGATGAATAATGTCATGGGTTTTTTGGCATAAATAGTATAACAAAAGTCTAATTAGAGCAAAAACATGGCAAAACCGGCATCAAGAATACAATTTAAAGATTACTGCTTACGAAGATTGGGTCATCCTGTCATTGAAATTAATGTTGATGATGACCAAGTAGAAGATCGTATTGATGATTCTTTACAATTTTTTCATGACTATCATTTTGATGGTACAGAAAAAATATATCTTAAACATAAAATAACACAAACAGATATTGATAGAAGATGGATTTATTGTCCAGATACTATAGCGTTTGTAACCGGTGTTATGCCATTTGATGATTCTAATTCATCAATCAATATGTTTGACTTAAGATATCAATTGAGATTACATGACTTATATGATTTTACATCTGTGTCTTATGTATCTTATGAAGTCACCATGCAACATATTCGAACACTAGAGTTATTATTCTCTGGTACTCCGCAATTTAGATTCAATCGACACATGAATAAGGTAATGTTAGATATTGATTGGACTAGAGATGTTGATCCAGGTGAATATGTAATTATTGAATGTTATCGAACAATGGAACCAGATACAATTACATTGACTGGTACATTAACAGGTACAACATCATCAAATGTTTTAACAGGTTCTTCCACAACTTTTGACCAAGAAATAATTGAAAACGATTTCATTACACTATCAGATGGCCAAGAAGTCCAAATTAAAAAGATTAACTCACCAACAGAAATTCAAATTGTTGGAGATTTAAGTGCAAATGTTTCTGGTGTTACAATGACTAAAGCTGGTAATAGTGATGTTTGGAATGATAGGTTTTTAAAACAATATGCAACTGCAAAAATTAAATATCAATGGGGTAGCAACTTAAGTAAGTTTGCTGGAATTCAAATGCCTGGTGGCGTAACTTTAGATGGGCCTAGACTAATGGAAGAAGCACAAAGAGAGATTGATAAAATCGAAGAAGAGATGCAATCATACAATGTTCTTCCATCAGAAATGTTCTATGGGTAGATAATGAATGGCAACCAATCTATATTTCAACAATTTTCCAAAAAATGTAACAGCTGAACAACAACTTGTTGAGGATTTAGTAATTGAATCCTTAAAGATGTATGGCATGGATGTATTCTATTTGCCAAGAACAACAAGAGATGAGGTCGATTACCTTTATGGTGAAGACCCACTTAAACAATATATCTCTGCTATTCCGCTTGAGATGTATTTGGAAAATGTTACTGGTATGGATGGTGAAGGTGATTTCATATCAAAGTTTGGTTTAGAGATACGAGATGAAATTACCTTATTGGTTTCTCGTAGAAGATTTCAATCTAACGCTTCCCAAACAAGACCAAATGAGGGTGATTTAATTTATGTTCCTTTGGTTAAAAACTTTTTTGAAATTACTTTTGTTGAGCATGAAAACAATCAAGCTATGTTTCACACATTAGGTCGTGGTCGTGGTTCAAATGTTTATCTTTATGCACTCAAGCTGAAACAGTTCGTATTCTCTAATGAGCTAATTGAAACTGGTGTAGCTGAAATTGACAATGATATTAGAGACCATTATCCAAGAACAAAAATTGCAATATCAACAATGCACTCTGGTAAGTTTGTCAATGATGAAATTGTTTATCAAGGCGCTAACTTAGCATCTTCAACAGCACAAGCTGTTGTTTGGGATTTTGTTCCAAACTCTCACATTGATATTATTCGGGTTCAAGGAACCTTTGCATCAGGAAATGTTATTGGAAATACATCGTCTTCCATTGCAACAATTAATACCGTTAATGATTCTGCTTATATGAATTCAGCATTTGAAGATATTCAGGACAATGTAAGGATTGAAAGTGAATCTGATTCAATCATTGATTTTACGGAATCAAACCCATTTGGTGAAGCATAATGTTAGGTAATTCTCATTTTTATAATCGCACAATACGAAAAGTCATTGTAGCTTTTGGTACAATGTTTAATGACATTGTTTTAAAAAGATATACAGCTGATGGTAGTGCATCAAAAGAATCTTGGAAAGTTCCATTATCTTATGGTGCAAAAGAAAAATATATTACACTAATTACATCCAATCCAGATTTTACCAAATCAGTTCAAACTGTTGTGCCTCGTATATCATTTGATTTAACAGGTATGGACTATGATGCAAGTCGAAAACAATTATCAACATTACAAAACTTTTCTGCTAATACAAATACTGCAATTAAAACACAATATGTTCCAATACCATATAACTTTGAATTTTCTTTATCTATTTTTGTAAGAAACCAAGAAGATGGCACTCAAATATTAGAACAAATATTACCATTCTTTACACCTGATTTTAATGTAACTGTTGATTTTGTTCCAACAATGGACCAACATTATGATATGCCTGTTATATTAAATTCAGTAACACCAAGTGTAGAATATGAAGGTGATGGTTCTTCAACAAGATTGATTGTTTGGGATTTAAACTTTACTGCAAAAGGCTACATATGGCCTCCAGTCAAAGAAGGTAAATATATTCGCCAAGCAAATACCAATCTGTATATTGAGACCGCTAGTAGAACATCACAAAAAGTTTATGTTGATTATACAAACGGTTCTGGATATTTTGATGATGAAGAAACCATATTTGTAACAACAACGACAACGGGTGAAAGTAGAGATATTACCGGAGACTTAGCATACTTTAGTAATTCAAACACCGGTATTGTTGTGGTGAATAATCTAAATAGTTTATTAAAAGCGAATGATATCATTGTGGGTGCATCATCAAATGCAAGCTACAATGTGTCAAGTGTTGATAGTGAGCCGTTAAAAACGGTTATTATTATAACAACACCGGATCCAACATCTGCTAATGCAAACGATGACTTTGGATTCAGTGAAACAATTACAGAATGGCCATTTACATAATGAGTAAAACAGAAGAAAAATTATCAGAAGTATTTAATGTAGAGAACGATAAAGAAGAAGTATTAGAAACTTTACCTGTTGTTGAAGAAAAAAAAGAAATCGTTCCTGTCGAAGATGTTGCGGAACAAGATACAGAATTTGCTCGTGGTAACATAAAGAATCTTATAACAAAGGGTAATGTAGCTTTAGATAATCTTTTACAAGTAGCAAGAGAATCTGAACACCCACGAGCGTATGAAGTAGCTGCAACAATGATTAAAAATCTTGCAGATTCTAACAAAGATTTGCTTAATATACAAAAAACCCGTAAAGATTTAACACAAGATAACAATAATAGTGTAGGAAATACAAAAAATATGAACATCGACAAGGCTGTTTTTGTAGGATCTACAACAGAACTTGTTAAATTTTTGAAGAATAAACAGGAAGAATAAATATTATTATGGAAACTTTAATTAATTTACTTAAAAAAGTATTAGCAGATACATTTACATTCTATCTTAAGTCACATAATTTTCATTGGAATGTAGAAGGCTCTAATTTTCCACAATACCATGAATTCTATGGTAATGTGTATGAAGATTTACATGGTGCTGTTGATGTTATTGCTGAACAAATACGAGCATTAGATGCTTATGCACCAGGTACAATGGCTGAGTTTTTAGATATGACTGAAATAGAAGAACAGCCTGAAAGATTAGATGGTGTTGCTATGGCTAATGAATTAGCTGGTGATAATGACAAGGTAATCAAAACATTAGAATTGTGTGATAAACTTGCAAACCAATTTGAACAGATTGGTCTTTCAAACTTTTTACAAGATAGAATAGACAAACATAAAAAACTAGGTTGGATGCTTCGTAGTATCTCAAAATAAGATATGGAAGGCTATCTTGGAAATGACCGGCTCAAAAGAGTTGGCGTTGAAATAACATATACAGCTGAACAAGTAGAAGAAATAATTAAATGTCAGCATGACCCCGTATATTTTATTAAAAACTATGTTCAAATTGTTAATGTGGATAAAGGTTTGATACCTTTTGATATGTGGCCGTTTCAAGAGGAAATGGTCAAATCATTCCACGAAAATAGATTTAATATTGCTAAAATGCCACGACAGTGTGGTAAAACAACAACATCGGTGGGTTATATGCTTTGGTGTGTGTTGTTTAATGAAGAATACACGGTTGGTATTCTTGCCAACAAAGGTGCATTAGCAAGAGAAATTTTAGGTCGATTACAAAAGGCCTATGAGTATTTGCCTTTATGGTTACAACAAGGTATTGTAATTTGGAATAAAGGTAACATAGAACTAGAAAATGGTTCTAAAGTATTTGCGTATGCAACATCCGCTTCAGGTGTTCGAGGTGGTTCATACAATTTGATATTTTTGGATGAGTTTGCTTTCGTTCAACACAATATGGCGTTGGACTTTTTTCAATCAACATATCCTGTTATATCATCTGGTCAAACCACTAAAGTTATTATTGTATCAACACCAAACGGATTAAATTTATTTTATAAAATGTGGGTTGATGCGGAAGAAGGTCGCTCACTTTACAAACCACTTGAGATTCTTTGGTCTGATGTACCAGGTAGAGATGAAAAGTGGAAAGAAGAAACCATACGAAATACAAGTGAAGAACAGTTTCGTGTTGAGTTTGAAACAGAATTTGTAGGTTCTTCTGCTACACTCATCTCTGGAGTGAAGTTAAGAAGTTTAGCGTTTAGAAATCCAGTTCGAACTGATGAAGGACTGGATATCTATGAAGAACCCCAAAAAGGTCATCTGTATATAGCGTCTGTTGATTGTGCTGAAGGTGTCAATTTAGATTATTCAGCCATAAATGTGGTCGATGTCACAGAAACGCCATACAGACAGGTGGCTAAATATCGTAGTAATCAATTACCGTTGATGTTTTTCCCAACGATAATCTATAAAATAGGTACAATGTATAACGAGGCGTATGCTTTAATTGAAACAAATAACATTGGCCAACAGGTAGTTGATACTTTACATTATGATTTAGAGTATGAAAACATTTATAAGTTAGACCATCACCATATAAAAGGCCAAACAATATCTGGTGGTTTTAAAAGAAACTCAAACTTTGGTATTAAAACAACAAAGTCGGTTAAAAAAATAGGGTGTGCTAACTTAAAAACATTAGTGGAAAATGATAAACTTATCATCAATGATTTTGATACGATTGCTGAGTTAAATACATTCACAAGATTTAGAGATAGTTACGAAGCGGAAGAAGGCAATCATGACGATTTAGTAATGGGTTTAGTTTTATTTGGTTGGCTAACTGCACAACAAATGTTCAAAGATGAAACAGATGTTGATGTAAGAAAACAACTACTCAAAGAACAGAATATGTTAATTGATGAAGAACTAACACCCGTTGGAGTTTTTGATGATGGTCGGAAAGAAGAGGTTGAGATTGATTCGGGAGATATGTGGTCAAACAGTGGGTTGTCTGATAGGTATCCACCCTCAACTTTCTAAAAAACTAAATAGAGTATAATTATTAAAAAAATTCGACCCATTTATTAAAGGAGTAATCCAATGGCATTTCAGCTCTCACCGGGTGTAAATGTATCAGAAATTGACCTGACTACAATTGTACCTTCCGTTGCCACTTCGATTGGCGCTTTTGCTGGAAAATTTGAGTGGGGTCCAGTTAATGAAATCGTAACGGTTTCAGATGAAGTTAGACTTGTTGAAGCGTTTGGCAAGCCTAATACCGATAACTATGAATACTGGTTCTCTGCTGCTAGTTTTTTAGCATATTCGAACAACTTAAAGGTTGTCCGTGCTTATGGTGCAACAACATACACCGCAACAGCAAACGGATCACCAAATGTATTAATTAAAAATGATGACGACTATGAAGATAACTGGTCTGGCGGTGCAAACACCTATGGTACCTTTGCTGCTAGATATCCAGGCGCAAAAGGTAACTCATTAAAAGTTTCTATTGCAGATGGTAATTCTTATTCTGGTTGGGCATATGAATCACAATTTAACGATACGCCTTCAACATCAACTTATGTTTCTAATGCTGGTGGTTCTCATGATGAACTCCATGTTATTGTTGTTGATGAAGATGGCCTGTTTTCAGGAACACAAGGCACAGTATTAGAAAAATTTGCATTTGTTTCTAAAGCATCTGATGCTAAAGATGACGGTGGTAACACAAATTATTATAAAGATGTAATTTCTAACCGTTCAAAATATATTCACTGGATGTCACATCACGCAAATGGCACCAATTGGGGCACAACAGCTTCAAACAAAACATTTGCTAATCTATCATCAAATGTAACAGTTTCACTTTCAGCTGGTGCAGATGGCACAATCTCTACCGCTAATGTTGTTACAGCATACGATAAATTTGATAACGCAGATGCTGTTGATATCAATCTTATCATTTCTGGTCCTGCTGATGCTACTGTGGCTGCTGATTTGATTACAATGGCAGAAACAAGAAAAGATGCGGTTGCTTTCTTATCACCAGAAAAAGCAGATGTTGTTGATAACGCTGGTTCAGAAACAACAGATGTTAAAGCATACAGAGCTTCTTTAACTTCATCATCATATGCAGTTATTGATTCTAACTGGAAGTATATGTATGATAAGTATAATGATGTATATCGTTGGGTACCATGTAACGGTGATATTGCAGGTTTAGCTGCTAGAACAGACCTCGAAAGAGACCCATGGTTCTCACCCGCTGGTCCAAACAGAGGCATTATGAGAAATGTTCTCAAACTTGCATGGAATCCTACAAAAGCAAATAGAGATGACCTCTATCTTAAAGGTATTAATCCGGTTGTAACATTCCAAGGCGAAGGTACACAGTTGTTTGGTGACAAAACTATGTTATCAAAACCAAGTGCGTTTGATAGAATTAATGTTCGAAGGTTGTTCATTATCCTTGAAAAAGCAATCAGTCGTGCCGCTCGTTTCTCTTTATTTGAATTCAATGACCAATTTACAAGAGCTCAATTTGTAAATCTAGTTGAACCATATCTAAGAGACATTCAAGGTCGTAGAGGTATTACAGATTACCGTGTAGTTTGTGACGAATCAAATAACACAGGTGAAGTAATTGACCGAAACGAGTTTGTTGGCGACATTTATATCAAACCTGCTCGTTCAATTAACTTTATTCAACTTAACTTTGTTGCCGTAAGAACAGGTGTATCGTTCAACGAAGTGGTTGGACAGTTCTAATAAATAGAGAAGACAGGAGAAAAAAATGGCATTTAATGTAAATGAATTTAGAAGTCAAATGATTGGAGACGGTGCTCGTCCTAATCTGTTTGAAGTTTCTATGCCTTTCCCTGCGTTCTCATCACCTGAAAACGCACAAACAAAACTTACATTCATGTGTAAAACTGCACAACTACCAGGCGCTACGCTTGGTGTTGTACCAGTTCAATACTTTGGTCGTGAATTAAAGTTTGTAGGTAATAGAACTTTCGCAGACTGGACAATTTCAGTCATTAACGATGAGGACTTTGTTGTTCGTAACGCCTTCGAAAGATGGATGAACGGCATCAACAGCCACAATCTTAATGTAAGAAATCCAGTGGCACTTTCACCAGGCGGTTATACCGTTGATGGTGAAGTAACTCAATATGGAAAAGCAGGCGACAGTCTTAAGAGATATAAGTTTGTTGGCTTGTTTCCTTCTGATATTACTCCTATTGATGTAGATTGGGGTGCAAATGACACAATGGAAGAATTTGCAGTTACCTTATCATATCAATGGTGGGAATCAATCGAAGACGGTGTTGTGTAATAGAGTGGGGTATTTTCCCCACTTTATTTTTTTTATAGGATGATAAATTATTATGGCGATTAAACTATTCGGATTCACTCTAGGCAAAAAGGATGTTGTAGATCAACAACCTCCTAACCAGCCTTCTTTTACTCTTCCAAATGAGGCAATGGATGACGGTGCAGTTACCGTTACTCAAAACGCTTATTACGGTACCTATGTTGATTTAGAAGGCTCAGTTCGTAATGAAATTGAGCTTATCACCAGATATCGTGAAATGGCAAATCACCCCGAACTTGAACAGGCAATTGATGATATTGTTAATGAATCTATCACACATGATGAAACGGGCAAGAGTGTTGATATTCGATTAGATAATCTTCAACAACCAGAAACAATTAAAAGAAAAATCAGAGATGAGTTTAATAATGTTTTGAGAATGTTAAACTTTAATAATCTAGCTGATGATTTATTTAAAAGATGGTATATTGATGGTCGTATTTACTATCATGTTGTTGTGGACGAATCAAGACCAAAAGATGGTATTAAAGAATTAAGATACATTGACCCACGCAAAATAAGAAAAGTCCGTGAAGTCAAAAAAGAAAAAGACCCTAAAACTGGTGCATTAATCATCAAGTCTATTGGTGAATATTATGTCTATAATGAAAGAGGACAAACAACACAGTCTTATGGAACAAGTTTAAATCAAGGTTTAAGAATTGCACCAGAATCAATTATTAATATTAATTCTGGATTAATGGATGCTAAAAATACTTTTGTTATTTCTTATTTACACAAAGCAATTAAACCTTTGAATCAATTAAGAATGATTGAGGATGCTGTTGTTATTTACAGATTATCAAGAGCTCCAGAAAGACGAATATTTTACATTGATGTTGGTAACTTACCAAAAGGTAAAGCTGAACAATACTTAAGAGATGTTATGGTCAAATACCGTAACAAGATGGTATACGATGCTTCTACTGGTGAGTTAAGAGATGATAGAAAACATATGTCAATGTTAGAAGACTTTTGGTTACCAAGACGAGAAGGTGGTAAAGGTACCGAAATTACTACATTACCTGCTGGCCAAAACCTTGGTGAATTAGAAGATGTAAAATATTTTAGAAATAAACTTTTACAATCATTGAATGTTCCTTTGTCTCGTTTAGAACCACAACAAGGTGGTATGATAGGTTTAGGTCGTTCAACAGAAGTTACAAGAGATGAAGTTAAATTTGGTAAATTTATTACAAGACTAAGAAATAAGTTTTCACAAGTATTTGATAGCGCTTTAAAAATTCAACTTGTATTGAAAGGCATTTGTTCTTTAGAAGAATGGCAAGATTTTCAGGAACAAATTTATTATGATTATTTAAAAGATAATAACTTTACGGAGTTAAAGGAAGCAGAACTTCTTAGAGAAAGAATAGGTCTTCTTAACATAGTTGACCCATATATTGGTCGTTATTATTCAACTAATTGGGTTAAGAAAAATGTTCTTCAAATGTCTAATGAAGAAGTTGACCAAATGGAAAAAGAAATTGAAGAAGAACAGGAAGCTGGTGTTCAGTTTGGCCAAAGCGAAGCTGATCCTAATCAATTTCCACCAGAAGACAACACAAAAGATAACGACCAAACAGAATCAGAAACACCAGAACTTGATGCTGAT